CGGATGTGGCTCAAGACTTAGAACAGTTCGTCCGTTTCCAAGCGCAGCAAACAAAAGAATCAGATAACTAGAGACTAAGGACAGAAGTGACAGAGCATACCGAACCGCTAAGCCTTTCTTTGATTTACCCCCACGGGGAGAACTTCATTGATGTAGCCGAGTATGTTCAGATGGTCCATAATCATCTTGGCATATTTGCTAAGTCCGTCATTGACTGTGACTCTCCTGGGTGCGATACCCCAGACAACCTGCTCTACCAACGTCTGGTTGCTGTGTTTGACCCAGATAACTCAGACGGAGTGATCGTCTACCCTGGATGGGAAAACTGCGCAGCATCGCGCGAAGCCGTAAAGGTTGCCTACCGAGCCAGACTTCCGATCTACCGCATCGGCATGACAGATGCTGGCCCAGCACTCCTTCCTCGCGTAGAGGTAGTAGGTGTTTGCGGGTGGGCACAGTCTGGTAAAGACACTGTGGCTGGTGCGCTGGTTGAAGACTTTGGTTACTCCAAAGCATCATTTGCAGATACTTTGCGCGACATCGTTTCGGTACTTAACCCGATCATCTCCGACACTGGGGTTCGCTACGCGGACTCAGTTAGAGACATTGGCTACGAAGAGACCAAGCGCGTCTACCCTGAGTCCCGCAGAGTCTTGCAAGTGCTTGGAACTGAGGGTGTCCGTGAGTTCCTTGATGAAGAAGCATGGCCTCTGTCCCTCTACCTGAAGATCCAAGATGGAGCAAAGGTAGTTATCCCTGACGTCAGGTTTGAGAACGAGATTGACTTTGTTCGGTACTGCGGAGGAAAGGTCTGGTGGGTAAGTCGCCCTGAAGTGTCCGCCCCGCCGTTTGCTCACGCGACCGAGAACTCAATTTCCCCAGACCATACGGATAACATTATCACTAATGACGGTACAGTTATTGATATTGCTCGTAAGGTTTCAGCACTGATGCGTGAGGACAGCAATGATTGAGACAGTTTTAGTCGTCGGACTAGCAACGTATAGGGCCACTCGTCTAATTGTTGAGGACACTGTTTTTGAACCACAGCGTGAATGGGTGCTCAGCAAACTATTCGGGTCAGGGTGGAAAGACCTGCTGGCTTATCTGCTCACTTGTACTTACTGTATGTCAGTGTGGATAGCTGCTGCCATGCTAGCGATTTATTCTGTTGTCCCGTTCGGGTCATGGCTTGTAGTTTTTCTAGCAGCAGCAGCAATTCCTTCTTTAATTAGGGATTTTAGGCAAGATACCTGATACGATATACTGTACGTAAATCTTTAACACCCCTATGTCAAAAGTCATCGCCATCCATGAAGCGACTGAAAGGGCTGATCTATGGGTGTCTTCACTCGCCGTGGCAATGAGCAAGAGCCACCCGCGCGTCAACGCTCACTGGTTGCCTCAGCTTCTAAAGAAAACCTAGATGATCGCAAGAGCCAAGAACTTTCTCTAGCCCGACGCCGCGAATCAGAACGCTGGCAGACCGAAGCTTGGGCTTACTACGACGAAATTGGCGAAATCGCCTACGGCATGAACCTTCTCGCCGATGTCACATCGCGCGTACGACTTATTCCTGCAGTTGTCTCTGAAGGAGACGAGGGTCCTCGTCCAGCAAACACTGTTGACGACCTCACCCCACGACTTGAGCGCGCAGCCCAAGCAGCCCTGTCTAGGCTTAACCCAGCTGGTGGTAGCCAACAAGACCTTATCCGCTCACTTGCACTCAACTTAAGCATCGCTGGTGAGGCTTACCTAGTCCGCTCACCACGGCGCATTGGCAGTGGTACTCCCGTTTCTTGGGACGTTCGCTCAGTCGCCGAAGTACAAGTCACTGGTGGTGCAACTTACTTAGTCTCTGACCCGCGCAAACTGCAAAAGACTTTGCTCTCAGAGGCTGACGGATTTTACGTCGCCCGTGTCTGGCGCCCACACCCCCAGTACGCAGCGATGCCGTCCTGCTCAATGCGTGGAGTCCTTGACCTGTGCTCTGAGCTTCAACTCTTGAACAGCACCTTCCGTGCAACAGCCCGCTCGCGCCTCAACTCTGGTCTGCTGTTCATTCCTGACACGCTGACTACTGCTACCCAGCAGACCTACGCAGATTCAATGGTTGACGATCAAGACATTGATGATGAGTTTGAGTCGTTTGAAACCGAACTTATGCAGTCTATGACTACTCCCATTGCTGACGAGACCAGCGCGTCTGCTGTTGTTCCCCTGCTTGTGCGTGGCCCGTCAGACGCCGGAGACCAGATCAAGTACATCTCATTCCAGCGTTCGTTTGACGCTGACCTTCGTGAGCGTGCTGACCGTGTGCTTGAGCGCATCCTCCAAGGAATTGACCTTCCTAAGGACATTGTTACTGGCCTTGCTTCTGTCAAGTATTCAAACGCTATCCAGATTAAGGAAAGCCTCTACCAATCTCACGTAGAGCCCCTTGCTCAGCTCATCTGTTCAACGTTGACCACCGCGTATCTTCGTCCAGTACTTGAGGCTGAGGGATTCACGCGCGAGCAAGCACTTCGTATTCAGATCTGGTTTGATCCGTCCAGCGTTGTTGCCTCTCCCGACTTGGCCGAAGCTTCGCGCTACGCTTACGACAACCTGATGATCTCCAACGATGCGTGGCTCCACTACAACGGGTTCAACGAGAGTGATGCTCCCGACAACGAGGAACTCGCCCGCAGAATTGCGTTCAACAAGGGACAAGTTCTCCCCGAGTACCTTGACAAGGTTCTCCAAACCCTTGCTCCAGACCAAACCCAAGCCATTCAAGAGGCAACCGCCGCAGCCTCACCTGAGACGGCTCTACCCCCAGAGATCATTCAAGCTCTCGGTGGGAAGCCATCTGAAACCGCTCCACCAGTGACACCGCCAAGTCAAGCGCCAGAAGAACCCGTTTCAGAGCAACCGACTCAGGAGTCTTAATGCTGTCGTTAGATACCGCAACAGGTGTCAAAAAGGCTGTAGAACTGCTTGACCAAGCAGAGATCATTACTGATCAGATTTTAGCCGCTAGACGAATGGTGATACGCCGCGCGCGGCTACTCAACTGCTCAAGCATGATTCCTACCGAGTGGCGCAAGACTCCTATTGCTGCCTCCGGTGCAGAGGTTGAATCTCCCGAGCACGAGCGCATCTTGTCCGCAAAATCAGAGCTTTGCAATATAGACCAAGACTCACTTCGTCGTGCTTACTTAAATGGTGTGAGAGAATATGCAATGCTCCCTGTTGAACAACGTCCACCGTTCAGTAGAGATGTGTACGCCCAAGCAAAGGTAAACACTTTTATCAGTGAGGCAGAGGTAACGGCATGACCGACAACTCTTACGGAGATCAGAATTCTCCCGTAAAGGCAATTACAGCTGCCGGTGCTGGGGCAATTCTTGACGCCCTCGGTCGTTGGTGGAAGCCGTGGTTGCACCCACGTGACCGCTTTGGTCAGTTCATCCACACGCTTAGTAGAATTAAAGTTTCGCTTGCCAGGGGTGGTAGCGGAGATGACATGACTGCAGAGATCAGGTTTGTTGATCCTGAGACTAGTTCTGTCTATGCAAAAATTATGAAAGTTCTTTCTCCAGATGCAAAGAACAAAGGGTTTGTCCCTGGAGACATGGTTGTCCTCCCTAAGGAAAACTTTGAAGTTCTGCCAGCTAAGGCACGAATTGAAGGCGGAGACAGGCCAGGCGCACGTAAGATTAGACGTATTAAAGTTTCAACACTAAATAAACTTATTGATGATCTCCAGACAAACTCAAAAAATAGACCGGACGTAGATTCTAGAGTTCGTCAGGCAGCATTTATTTTTGCGGCTGCTTTTGAAAAGTACACTAATGAGACTCTAAACATGCCTAGCTTTCGGTCAGTCTTAGATGAAAGCTACGTTAAAGCTACGGCTGATTTCAGTGAGTCTATTGATCAGCTATTAAACACGCTTGATGAAGTCCGTGGTGAAGGTCGGTCCCCAGGAGATAGAAGAACTCCTGGACAAGACGACGCTTACGGAACCATGATTGACGATAAAATTAATACACTGATGACAGTCCAAAACGAAGTTGAAGGCGGGGTAAAAGGTAGATTCACCCGAGTAGGGAAAGCTCAAGCAGACGCTGGCACTGGTGATGAGCAAATACCAGCAGAACTTAAGGCTTTGATTGAGTCAAGTTCTCGTGGTGCTGGTCCACAATTCAAAGATATAAATGGAAATTTAATTGATAACCCTATTCTTGAAGCTGTTAAAACTCAGGCGCGTATTGATGCACAAGCTGGGAAAACAACACTAACTGAAGAAGAGTATGCACTGAAGTACGTAGCCGGAGGTGGGCTGGCGTCTACTCCAGAACTTAACGGAATGACTCGTGTTGCTCCTGTGTCAACACGTGGTACTGAGGTTGTTTCTGCTCGTAGAAGTCTTGATGCAGATGGAAACCCAGTATCAACTGGAGATTTTGTTGCAGTAGAGGCTGGGACTAAAAATAGCAAGCGTCCAGCGTTTACTGGTGTAGTTGTAGGGTTTGGTAAAAGTAAGGGCAAGGACTTTACAAAGGTTCGTGCTTTTTCAACTCCGGAGCAAATTGAAGCTGGTAGTCCAGAATATAAGGACTACAGAGTATCCGACATGTCAAAACTTCGTGTGACAACGCCTGAAGGTGCGTCTCAGGCATTAATTCTGGCTGGAACCCCTGAAGAAGGCGTTGACTACTCAGAGTCACAAAAGGCTATTATTGATCTTATAGCTGAATCTGGTGGGAGAAGACTGGCTGAACCAGGTGCAGGTCGTACGTCTGAGACATCACGAGGGGATGCACCCTCTGTCTTAGATCGTAAAAAGAAGGATGCTAACGGCAGGCTTATCGGTGTCGGTGACTGGGTAGTGGATCGGTCAACCGGATTAAACGGCCAGGTTATTTCTGTAGAGCCAAACAGCAATACGATAACAGTTAAGCCTGAAGGTTCAAGTGTTGAGAATATTCGAAAAGTTGCTTCTAGCTTTGAGTACACCGGAGGAGCTAACGGATGGGACTACAACCGTGGTGACGTTGACAACGTTGCTGGGGCAGGAGTCTTTGCACCTACTAGAGAAGAAGCTGTAAAACTTGCACGTTCTTACGATTTGAACAATGCTGCTGATGCGATTGAAGCTGGCGGGGGTAAGACCGAGATTCAAGCTGCACTTGCAGAAGACTCAGGATGGACTTTTATAGGTGCCGAAATGGCACGAGCAAAAGCAACATTGATTGACTTAGCCCGACGTGGTATAGCAACAAGCCTTACTGATGATGTTGAACAAACTCTTGCACAAGACGCATCTGTTCTCGGTGCTGCTTTTGAAGGTCAGTTCAGTGAGGGTCAACCCCCTGCCGCACCTGAAGCCCCAAGAATTGTTACCCCTACTCCTCCAAAGGATGCACCCGATGGTGTTATTCCTGAGAAGGTTTACCAGAATGTTCCTGATGGCTCAATAGTAATAGCCAACCCAGAAAACAAAAATTCTATCTTTGTTGTTACTCCTGATAAAAAAGCTTCTGAGTATCTCCTTGATCCCGTAACCGGAGACTTCGTTGACATGGGACCGATGGAGACTAATGCTCCATCAGCAGAAAAAATTGGCGTAACTCCAGAACCAAACCAAAAAGAAGTTTACGCAGAGCGTGAGAAGGCAGCTAGAGACAGCATCTCCGAGCTACTTGGTATTGATGCTACTGGTATGACGCGCGAAGAGATTGCAAACACGCCAGAGATGAGAGACTTAGTTGATAAGCTAAGCAAGGGCGACAAAACAATAATGGAAAAAGTCAACCGTGTTGGAGCTGACTTTAGAGAAATTACTATGGCCGAGAAAGCTGATAAAAACGGTCCAGCGACAGAAACCCCCGCCTCAACTCCTGCTACTACGCCTGCACCTTCTCCAGAAGCTCCAGCCAAAGAGCCAAAGCCAGCTAAACCCACAAACATTGACACGAACGTGGCAGAAAAGTTTGTGATGAAGCTTGAGTCAGATATTTTTGATCTTGCTGAAAATGGAATAATCACCCCGAACGTAACCCAAACTGCGCTGGACAGGCTTAGAAATCTTGACGAGTCTATCCAGACTGGCAAAGAAGACGTGTTTAACGACGCAGCAAGGAGTCTTGCTAGGACCCCTGGTCTGCCAGAAGCAATGTCTAACGCAATTAACGACTTCATTGACCGCAACATTGAAAGCGGCGGAATATTCAAGGGAACTAGAGCAGCTGAAGCACCTGCTCCTGCTCCTGCTCCTGCCCCTGCTCCTGCTCCTGCTCCTGCTCCTGCTCCTGCTCCTGCTCCTGCTCCCGCACGATCCAGCGGTGACACCACCACCTTGCTCCACAGTGGGAGCGGTCTTACCTACACTAAAGTCTCTAATGTCCCAGACAACCTTAAGAAAATAGTTGATGGTCTGCACACCATTATGGACAAGCTTAACAATTTGAACTATAAGTGGATTGCTGGCTACAACGGAGATGAAGAGATCCTCCAATCTGTTGGTCCACGCATTCTCAAAGCAGTCAACGATCTTTGGGACGCCTACGACAACATGAAAAAAGTCTTTAACAATCCAGATGCAACAGACCAGCAAAAAGACGAAGCCCTCGCTAATACTCTTACTGTGCTTGCTGAAGCACTTCCTCCTATCAGTTCAATAACTGCTACCCAAGCACGAAGCGCAGCTGCACGAATTAAGTCAAAGTACAACATTGACGAAAAGGCAGCAGAGATAGTTGGTCCTGATGCAGCAGACGAAGCCAGAGATGTACCTCTTTCTGAGACTGTTAGAGCAGAACCATCAACTAACATTGTTGGGGACAACGGGGAACCCATTAGCACAGGATTTGTTGCTGAGCTTAAGGAGACAAGACTCCCAGTTCCAGAAGATGGTTTAACTGCGGACGAAGTCAACGAGTATTTTGACAATGCTGTTCTTGCTCACCTGAACGAAACTGATGGCGCGTCTTTGATCATTAGGACTGACGAGGACGGAAACACTGTCCTATCAGTCGGTGTGGCTACGCCAGATGAAGCAACTGCCGCTGACATAGCCTCAGCTAATGACGATGTCTACTACGATGCCGTAGCAGGGGAATGGAAGGCAGGAGCAGACTTTACTGCACCAGAAGAACCAACTCCTGCACCAGAAGAGATTAGCTACACAGCTGATCTTTCAGGACTTAACCTGGACGAGGTAGATGCTGCATTTGACGCTGCTAGCGACGAGATCAAGTCTGCTTGGGGAGATCTTAAGTCCGGTGGAGAAGTATCAGACCAAGCACTACAAGACATTGTTGATATTCTTAGCACCGACAGATCTGAGTGGGTAGACGCAGCAAACGATCCAATTACTGGAGAAGGCGCTCAAGATGTAGTTGATGTCATTGACACAGCCTTGGAAAGAATTTCATCCCGCACTGGTGTCTCTGCTCCTAAAGAAGCAGCTAAGCCTTCAGCCCCTGAAGTTGTTGATACTACTCCTCCAGTGGATGAGACCCCAACGCCAGATGTTACTGATGAAGATGAGCCAGAAGTCGTCACTCCCGCAGAGCCAACTGTTTCCGACCTAACAGGTCCAGAAGATGTCACAACTGATGAACCAGTAGTAGATGAGCCTTCTATTGAGTCATACACGGATCGTCAAGACTGGTATGACATTCTTGACATGACTGATGTACCAGGTGATGCTGGCGATAGGTTTATGCTCGGTGACGCCATAACCGATGAAGAGCGTCAAGCCTTGATTGATGCTGTTGAGACTCAAGCCGAGGAAATCAGAGCCGCTATTGAAAATAGCGAGTATGACACTAGACAGGAAGAGGAAGACGCTAAAAATATCATCACTAGCGCTACTGAACTAGTCAGCACACTTACGTCTGTACTACGTCCTAATGACTCGGCTGTACCTAACGAAGAAGTTGTCACTACACCAGAACCTACCCCTGCTCCTACTCCTGAAGTAGTCTCCGTAGATGAGCCAGTTTCTTCTGTGTCTGAAGAAAGAAGAGCTCAAATACAAGAAAGACTTGGCTTTATCAAGACTGCGATTAAGCAGACTGAGCGCGACTACGCAAACGCCGGAGTGTACGATCCAGAAAGTCAAGATCCCCCCATTCCTTCACAAGTTAAAAAGATCCAGGACGACGCACTGGAGAGGCAACAAGAGCTACGAGCTGAAGAGTCTGCGCTCCGTGACGAACTTGCTGGTGGGCCAGCAGTAGTCTCTGTTTCTGACGAGCCTCCTGCACCGGATATGACAGACGAAGCCACACCAGTTTCTGCGGAGCCAGATGATGTTCCGAACAACACAGAAGTAGTTGACGCTGGTCCTGACCCGTACGCCGACGAGAAGTTCCCACCGACCGAACAGCAAAGAGCAGTAGTAGATGCAGTTCTCAGCGGTGAAGACACAGTTGTTAGAGCATTGGCTGGAACAGGTAAGACCAGCACACTTAAGCTTATTGCTAAGCGACTTCTGACGGAACAGCCTGGTAAGAAGATTGTCTACATCGCATTCAACAAGAGTGTGCAGACTGAGGCTGAAGCATCTATGCCAAGCAACGTTGAGTCTAGAACTGCAGACTCCATCGCATGGCGCGCCATTGGAACAAAGATCACAGGTAAGAGTCGTAATAAGGATGCTCTTCGTCTCCCTACTGCTATTGCTGAAGAGTTTGGGATTAAGCGCATAAAGGACCCAATGGACCCAACAGAATCTTTGTCTGCTGTTGACGTCACGCGCGCGATCCAACGAGCAATCAATCAGTTTGCCATTAGTGCCGACGACAAGATTGGCCCTCAGCACTTTGAGTTTGGCCCAGACACACCACCAGAGCTTGTAGATATTGCTAACGCAATGTGGGCAGACTTGATCAGCCCTGAAGGTAAGCTCGCTATTAACAACGCACAGGTCACAAAGATGTGGGCACTAAGTAATCCTGACTTGTCTAAGGATGGATCTGGACTGAACAGTCCTGCAGACATCATCTTCTTTGACGAAGCGCAAGACATTAATCCTGTTCTTGCTAAGGTTGTTGCAGACCAGGGTATCCAGAAAGTTTACGTCGGTGACGAAAACCAAGCTATCTATGGATTCCGTGGAGCAGAGAACCAGCTTGAAAATGTCTCTGCACCTAACGATCTACCTCTGACTAAGTCTTGGAGATTTGGTCCAGAGATCGCTGGTATCGGAAACAGATTCCTAACTCTGCTCGGGGCTAAGACCAGAGTTGAAGGTGGTGGTCCTAGCGGAACTATCGTTGAGTCAAACAGTATGGAGAACGCCGACGCGGTGCTTGTACGCACGAACGGTGGTGGGCTTGCGGCTATCCAAGAAGAACTTGAAAAGGGCCGGACAGTTGGAGTATCAAAGGCTTACAAGGATGAACTAACTAGCCTTGTTGATACTGCTGAGTGGTTGCAGGGTGACCGTCAAGGACAGCGACCAAGCAAGGTTCACGAAGACCTACTACAGTTCAAGAGCTGGGAAGAAGTACTTAAGGAAGTTGCGGATGGATCTAACCGTAAGGTTGAGATGCTCGCAAACCTCATTGACTCCTACGGAGTTAGCGGACTGCGCGATCTTCTCAGCAACGTAAAGGTTGCTAAGACAAAGGATGAGTCTGGAGCAGCTGGAGAAATTACACCAGATAGCTTGGTTGATGGTGCCTCTGGAAGCTTGTCTAACGGTGTGAACTACGTAGTGTCCGGTGAACCAGGCAGTCCGAAAGTAACTCTTTCTGGAAAAACGTTTGAAGTAAAAGAAGATATTAAGCGCAGAGGATATAGATTTAGCTCAGACATTAAAGCTTGGAGTAAGTCTTACGACTCGCCCAGCGCAGCTGCAGCTGATCTTAACTCTCTGCAAGGAACAAGTTCTGGCGAGCCAGTTGATGTTGTTATCACCACTGCCCACAAGGCAAAGGGTCTTGAGTGGGACAACGTCAGAATTGGTAACGACTTCTGGGGTCCACGAACTAACCCACAGACCGGAAAACTTGACCTGCCATCACCAGAAGAACTTCGTCTTGACTACGTTGCTGTGACCAGAGCACAAAAGAGCCTTGACCCTGGAGCACTCGCTTGGATCTTCAACCAGACTGATAGCTCTGATGAAGCACCAAACGCTCCAGAACAGCCAGCAACGTCTGCACCGAGCGGGCCTCAGGTAAGTGACGCGCAACTTCAGAATCTTATTAACAGGGCTGATAGTGGTTACAGTGTTAACTTGACTACTGGTCAGGATCAGTTTGACCAAGGCTTCATCGTGTCCATTCCTGGACGGGAGTTCCCAACAACTGCTGATGCGCTCAAGAGTGATGGGCGATCAATCATTGACGCCTACGTCGCTAACAATGTTGACGAGCTTTCGCAGGATTCAAAACTTCTTGGATCATGGTCAGACGGTTCCGGCGGAGTTTACCTTGACGTCAGTGAA